CCAGGAGGAGAGATCGTTCTTGACGCTTCTGGTCAGATTGTAAGTATTACAAATACTAACCCAGTAGCGGTTATAGAAAATCTTGCAACTTCCTTTGGAGTTCCATCCTGCTTGTTTCAATTAGATATCGTTAATGCTGCCCTTATTCCATCGCCTGTATTAGTGCCTATGAGGTTTGCTATGGAAGACGCAGAGAGGAAAACTAAGGATGTCATTAATAGTATTGCTAGATGGATCAAGGTTAACTTGGGGATATCAATATTCCCGGATAGAAATAGTAAGTTTGGATTCTTTTCTGGGTTAAATAAACTTGGTATAGAGCTTGGTGATCAAAAATTTATAAGCGCGATGGGTTCAATGCTAGGCGCGTTTAACGCTGCTGCGAATGCCGCTACACAGGTATATCAGAATTATCAAAACACTGTAGCCCAGTTAAGAGATATTCAAGCATGTGTTGGTCAATTGATGGCAGTCTTTGGATCTAAGGGTGAAGGTCAGAGGAAGCAAAATCTTTTAAACGGAGGATACCAACAAGCTGTCGCTGGTCAGAATGCTTGGGCACAAGCCCAGCTAGAGGATGCTCAAGAGGCACAAAGTAAGGCACGGGCTGTAATTGAAATTATCGATACTGTCCTAGCTGAGAGAGAGTTAAATCCTGACCTAGAACCTAAACTTATAGATGTTGCAGATGCAACACCTGTGGAAAGCGTATTCAGGCTGCAAGCAGGCCCTCCTGAGGCCGTCAACGGCCAGTTCATACTCTCCGTGGATGGATTGTATTATGATAGTTCTAACGGGCTTATGCCTGCTCTCATGGAGCTAGCCAGTAAGAAGAAGTCATTGGATCGAGAGAAATATTGGAACCTTGATTTCGATCCTAATTTAGGTGGTCGAGGTAGTCAGTTTAGCTCTAAGGACCTTCGATATTATTTTGATAGCATTCTTGATCCTAAAATAATTGACAACTCAGAACCCCTACAAAAGTTCTACAACCAGGACAGAGTACTAATGAGTATAGTGGGACAGAGGGATAGGAAAGTCTATGACGTTTCATCTCAGTTGGGACAAATGAGAGCGGATGGCGTAGCGTCAATTTTGATAGATAATACGAATCAAAGCCTTATCTCTGAGGTTTCTTACTTCAATGAAAAGGCAGACAAGAGAAAGAAACAAATTGAATTGGCTGTTAAGGTTCCTGTTCTTTACGGTAAAGGTCCTATCTACGATCCCGGCGAGATACCCATAAATGATTTCTCGTATATGGAAGGTACAAACTTCTTAATGGAAGTAACGGACCAGCAAAAAATAATTATTGGGCAAGACGATGTTGAGGGGGTGGTTCTTCCTTTGGAGGTTAAGTATACTCAAAGGATTAAGTCGAACGACCCAGTTGTAGTGGACCACCTTCTTCTGGCAGGCATCGCAAGAGCCGCAATTATTGATCATGACGTGCCCTCTTCGGGTGCTCCGATATTACCTGTGAAAGAAGTTATAGTTGAGTCTCACTTGATTGCTCTTTACAACCTCCTCACAGTTAATGCAACAACTCCTGAAGGTGAGGACTTTGGTGTATTCAACAGTTCAGAAAAGGGAATAGATTACAACGCTCGTATTGTAGGGGAAACATCAAGCTTATTCAATAACGGATTAGGTATTAGTTATTTGGAAGGGGTTAGTAGTAATTCTTATATTAGATTACCTGCGGTTAGCGAACTTCAAGACTTGGTATATTCAAAAAAGGGTTGCACATTTGAAACCTGGATTCAAGCTTCAGGGTTGCTAGAAAACTCTGCTTATAACTTGTCATCTGACCTAGGTCATGCGAGTGGTCTTTACAGGCTTATTCTTGCAAATGAAAATGTTGGCATTGCAAGTGGAGTTAGCTCTCAGGATAATCGTGAGATACTTACCCTTGATGAGGGCACTTCTGTTGTTAGAGGTTTGATCATGGGATTCACCCGAGACCGGAGATTCGTATCAGGTGCGCCTGCAAGTAATGCTAACGAACACAATCAAGCAGAGAACGCTCAGTTTTTAATAGCTCCTACTCAATCGTATAATTCTTCTAGTTTAGGGTTTATTAATAAAGAACCCTGTAACGCCAATAACACAAATTGGCATGGACTCACAGTTCCCGTAAGCTCTTCGTTTACTGATCTTCAAAATAGTTTCTGCCACCTAGCTGTAACTTTTGACCCAATACAGGATAAAGTTAGTGTTTACTTAGACTCTCAATTGCTTGCTGCTTCTGGGTATTATGACACTTTTGGTACGGGTAGTTACATGTCTCCAAAGATACCTTCTTTAACCTTGTCTAGTTCTTTCGAGTACGCTAGCTCGGGACCTAAACTTGATAAGTTCTTTACTCCTTGGATTATTGGAGGTGGTTACACGGATGGGTGTCCTGTAGGACAAGACGAGTTAGGTGCTGGTGGATTTACCGGAGGTACCTACGGAGGATTCATTAGTGGATTGCAAGGTAAACTAGGGGGTTTGAAGTTCTACTCTCGACCGTTAACAAGTTCCCAGATTGCTCAGAACTATAACGCTAACAAAAACTTCTTTAAGTTTGTTAAACTATCATGACCGTTTCTGACTCAGTAAAAATTTATGGTAAAGTTCCTCCTAGGACTCGAACCCAAATCTTGGAAAATAAAGTCTCTGAACTTGCTGGTTTGAGATACCCTATTCCAAAGAATCCCGAGAGAGGATACTTCTCTAAATCTGTGAACGTAAGTCTTGTTAATTCTGGGTTAAGAGATGTCATCAGAACTGTTCCTGGAGAGAGGTTCATGTTACCAGATTATGGCTGTAATGTTAGGAATTTCCTATTTGAACCTTTGGATGAGGGAACTTTTTTAGCAATAAGAGACGATATAGTTACTAGCATTTCTAAATACCTAAAGAAAGTAACCTTAGGTAAGTTACAGGTTACTCCCTTTGGAGAAAACGGTATAAAAATAATACTGTACTGTGCTTATGATGACGCACAGATACCCTATTTTAGGGTTGGAGTTAGAGTCTAATGGTTGCATTTTCAGGAACAGTACAGTCGGATTACTTAAAGTATCTACCATCGAAGTTAGAAGATAAGAATAAACTTATAGACTTTGCTGCCGCCGACTTTGAAACCTACAGGGAAGCCTTAATTAACTATGTAAAGGCTACGTTCCCTTTAGATTATAATAACTTTGAATCCTCGGACTTCGGAACTCTTTTAATTGAGCTTATGTCTGCGGTAGGCCACATTCAATCCAACAAAGCTGATTACCTAGCTAATGAAAACTATTTAAGTACCGCTAAAAGTCGAGACAGCGTTAAGCGACTTTTAGAACTCATTGGAGTTCGTATGAAAGGTCCAATAGCAGCCGTAGCTGATGGACAATTTCAAGCTACAACCCCCCAAAATGTTACTAGTATAACTATCCCAGAAGACCAACGAACCTTTACAATTAACTCCACTGAGGATGGTGGTAGCCTTAGTTTTACGATTTACAAATTAAATAATGATGGAACGGTTGACCTTGATAGTAATTCAACAAACTTAATCATTCCTGCAACAAGTAACGAAGGAGTTTGCACAGCAAACTCAATAGTTTTACAAGAGGGGTCTTTAATTGTTGAGACGGGCATATTTGACACAGCCGATAGTATTAAAGAAGTTGAACTGGGTCAGTCACCCTATGTTGAAAGAAGTGCTCAAATATTTATTACGGGAGCAGCTTCAACTGAGGGAATTTATAAAGAAGAGGATAACATTTACTTCGCATCTGGAGGGACCGATAATATATTTCAAATAACAACAGATGAGAACTTTAGAGCGTCTGTCTTGTTTGGAGATAACAGCATCGGACAATCTCCTTCTGTGGGAGATCGTTATACCATAACTTATCGAGTTGGTGGAGGCACCCGTGGTAATGTTGCCGAGAGCTTTATTAATATACCTCTTGCAGTGCAAGGGAGCACTGGTGACGTTTCTGAACCCTTACAAGGTAACCTTGAGAATGTTAGTTTAGCAACCGGAGGCCGAAATTCTGAGACAGTTGAAAGTGCTAAAAGGTATGCTCCGTTATACTACCGTAGTCAGGATAGGTTAGTAACCCTTGAGGATTATAAGGGTCACGCTAATAGTTTCGCATCGAACTATGGATCCACAGGTAAGGCTTCTGCTGTTGTTCGTAGAGCTTATTCATCTGCGAATATAATTGATCTCTTTGTTTTGGAGAAAGCAACAGACACTCAACTTAGAAGAGCAACTCAGGAATATAAAAAACAACTTCTGGAGTCTGTACAAGGTAAAAAGATGCTGACCGATGAGGTAGTAGTGGTGGACGGTCTTATTCGAACTCTTGATGTCTTCTTAGTCATAACCCTAGACTCCAGTTACAAGCTCGGTCAAAATCAAATTATTCAATCGGCTAGAGACCTTACTCAGAGATATTTCAATGTGGATAATTCTGACTTTGGAGAAAGTTTTATTCCTCAAGACCTTATTAGGTACATTTTAGATAATGAATCTAACATAAGGTTTGCTCGCGTTGATAACGTAGAGTCTCCTATTTCAGTAGGCTTTAATGAGATTATCCAATTGAATAACTTAAATATAAACGTATCATTTATCTAATGTCTGGAAAGAGCTACCTAATAAATAAAAACTTCCACAAGCATAATTATTTTGATGCTTTTAAGTACATTGTGCCTTCATATATGTACGAGGATGATAGAAGTCACTCTCCTAAAGCCGATGACTTAGCTGATGTTATAATCAATTCTAACATTGATATAGCAAAGGATATCTCTGATATTATTAATGTCAGTTCGGTTGCAGGGGGTTCTTCGGAAAACTTAAATACCTTAGCAGGAATTGCTCCCTACTTTGTAAAGCAAAACAATCTTACTAACATAACAACTCAAGACTTTGAAGATAATACTCTTCTTCCTCTGACCAATAAAAGATTTAATGAGTTTGAAACAATAGAAAGTTTTAGTTCTTTTGTAGACGTTACACTTATACCCGCTATCAAACTAAACGAGCCTAAGTCTTTAGCTACCTCCACCCCACCTCAAGTTCATAATTACCTAGTTACCAATAACTCCTGGCTGTACTTCCTTAATACGACGGGTACGTCTTTTGACCCCTCTTCTTATGTTTCTGACCTCATAGTTAATAAGCTTTTTAAGGGACAAAGAGTCACAACCGCAGATGGTATTAAAGGGTTAATGGAGTATGTTTGGAGAAATGATCTTAAGTCTTATTACCCTGATCAGTACTTTTCTGCGGGAACACGTCACGACCTCAGCGGTACTCAGCAATTAGAGAAGCTTAAAACTTGGATAGATATTATATACTCTCCTTTATATTCTGACAACTCAGATTTTAAAGTTAGAGATAAATTTACCACATTTATTGATGGAAACATTAAGACAGCAAGAAAGGTGGAGGATGGTCCTTTTGTAAGGTTCTTGAGAGCTTTATCTTTTTTAGCTTATGACGTTGATAATGTAACCGAAAGTATAGCCACCAACTACGATCTAGAGGACTGTCCTGATGATTACTTGCCTCTTCTCGCTAAACTAATCGGATGGGATCTTTTTGGAGTAGATCCTGATAAATGGAGATTGCAGCTTAGGAATGCAACGAATATTTATAAAGCAGTTGGAACTAAGAAAGCAGTTCAATTTTCACTAAACACAGTCTTTCCAAAAGATCAATTTCCGATTGAGACCAGTTTGGTGGAGATGTATGAATCCTACGTCCCGTATATAATTTATTATGCTTTGGCAACCGAGTCAAAGTACTTTAAGGATTACTCTACTTGGACACCTAGCTTGTCCAATAGAATGAAAGTTCTAGGATACTCCACATCCAGTATGGATGATAACCTATCACGAGCTACTGATAGGATTGTGTATGAGACTTTTCTTGAGTTTTCTGGTAGCTTCAATATTCCAAACGAGGAGGACGGCTTCTTATACAGAGGCATAAAGAACCCCATCCCTCCTTACGAAGCATACCCCTATTATGTTAATGTCGAACTTTCTGAAAAAATGATTAATTTCATTGCTGATCGTTTAGTTTGTTTTGGGGTTCGTAACGATTTTGCATTACAAGTAATTGCGTATTTAACTGAATATGGTTTGGATTCTAACGATGAACCTCGTGATGGTTCTTGGTTATTGTTTACTCCTTCTTACAATGATCCTCCAAACTTTGATAGAATAATACGTGAGTCGAATGGTGTGAACGCAAAGTATATCTCTTTGTGGTCTGGTAAATCTTCTCACTTTAAAGTAGCGTTGAATGCTGCCTCGTATGACTTTACAAAGAAGGGCTTAATCACAACAAATACGGGTGACGCAGTAGTGATCGCATCCCAGATGATTCGCAAGTTTGCGCCTGCTCACTCGATCCCTTTAATATCTTTGGAGCTTGAAGATACTAGTACCTCTCATTACGATGACCCTAATTACCTACCCCTTGTTAAGCTGGAGTCAGAAGAAACTACTACGCTCAACATGAATTGTGCCACTTCAGGTCTATTCCTGGGTTCATATAAGAGAGGTAGTGGATTTCCAAGTGAAGGCAGGGTTCTTGAGAGAAAAGATACAGAGTCGGCAGTTTCTCCAAGGATACTCGGTGCAAGCGGTATGGTGGATTTGTCTCGACGATCTACTAGAAGGCGTAGTTTTCAAAACGTAATACCTTTACAAGGCTACTACGACAGGGATGGGTTTAATATGCCCAACTCTTTTGAGATGGATGGGCGTTTAAGTGGGGAACCCGAAGGTGCCATTCCTTTAGGCTACAACCCCTCCTCAGCGGCATTCACCCCAGTGAGTAGTTACATAAACTTACCTCCTATATGGAAGCAGTGTGAAGATTTAAATTCCACCAATTCCTACTATGGTTACGCGGTGAACAAAACGATGCCTGCTAGGGGCACACTCTTCTATCTTAGCAGTGTTACAAATGATCGTGGTCAGCTTCCCGAGATTTATCGGGTCATGCATGGTATATCTGAGAGGGCAAAGTCTCTTAAGGCTTACGTTGAGGAAGGACCTCCCGCTATAAATAAGGAGATACGTAAACTTGAGACGATGCCTCAAACTTCTGAAGTTGTGGAGTCCCTACAGAACTTAATAGATCAGCTTAACTTGTTACCAGATTCTTTCTGGACAAACTTAGCTTCTAAATATTCTAATCTAGGTATAGATGGGTATACTTTTCCAAAGGATCTTTATGACTACTACAACTTTGAATTTGGAAGAGACTTGTATAGGCTATACCGTATCTACGTTGAAGAATTCCATCAGCATAGCCTAACCCCAAGACAGTTGGATATAGATGGACCCAATATCCTGGCACATACTTTTGGACCTTTATTATATAATCATGATTTCCAACTTCTGTATAGTAACGACTCCATAGGGTCAATAGTAACCAGTTCAATTTCAAATGTTAGAGAGTTAAAGTCCGGGGAATTCCCATTTAATTCTACATCCTCGTTTATTGCCGAGGGTGCCGGGGACATGACTCTAGGAACCCCAGAGTTTGTCTTCTCTGCTCTTGTTAGAGGCGTAGAGCTTATTCATACCAGTGCTCCTAGAACTGACGATAGTTCATTCTCTGTGTTTAAAGTTGAGGGTCATAATAGAAAAGCTGGTGACGATCCTTACATGTTTAATAGAACGTTTATAATTAGTAAGGCTGGTCGTACTGCCACTCCTAGAGTTCGTATGGATATATCTAAACGAAATCTATGGGATGTTGACGAGAGTTATCCTGCTAATAACAACTTCTTACTTCCTGATCACGACTATCAGTTAAACCTTAATGCTCTTGTAGCGGATTCTACTGGTAGAAATTTTGGAGGAAGAAGTGTAGGCGTGTGGATTCACACAAAGCCAGAAGGTGGTGATATGTGGTCTTACACTCCTGATGGTGAATGGCTTCAACATAGTGAAACAATTACTAGACGGGACATGCTAACTAAGTATGGACATCTTTTTGAATATCCTGCATCTGTGAAATCAACCCTTGACCCAAAGGAGAATCCATATGAGTGCTTGGACATCGTGGCTGGGGAAGTTAAATCTCCTGTTTCTAAACTTAGAAAGACTGATTTTAAGAGTTTTGATATTAATTTCAATACTAGAAATTTAAAACTTATAGAACCAAAAGACTACAAAGTATCCTTCGGGACTCTTCACAGAAAGAATCAAAACTATGTTGTGGAATTATTTTTAGTTCCTGGGACTGACAATCTGGACCAGTTCTTACTATTAGACAATGTTTCAATTACGGATCTTACAATGAAAAAGTTGTCTGGCCGTCATATATCAGGACCTCAAGAAGACCCTCTTCATCATCTAAATGTTCCCCAATATAAAGGTAATGAATATCGATTAGATATAACTAAAGAAGAGCTATTAGAGATATTTAGATACTTTAATAAACTTTCTGGAAAGGGGAAAACTCTCGCTCTCGCATCCAGAGATGCTTCTAAAACTTCGACTATAATGGGAAGAGACGGAGGCTCCAAGATAACTTACAGGTATCGCACCGCTTGGCTTAACCCGGACTTCCCTTCGGCAAACGATGAGACACTTGATGAAATTGTAATATACGAGGGTGGAGTAGATAATTACTAATGTTTGTAGACGGATTTGGAGAAATACTGACTGATATATTAACGGTCAATCCTGCATTAAGTAGTGTCGATACGCACTTCTTGGATGCTTCTAACTACACTTTTCAAGCTGTAACCTTTGGGAAAGACGCTGCGGGATTTAATTTTCACGCTCACGATCCTAGCACCATTGATTACGCGGATTTTGATATCCACGGATCAACATCTTCCGCAAGTTCTTTCAATGTTATTGACGGTGTTAAATCCGTCGTTGCTATAAACTACAAGAACTCTGGTAACTATGTTAGTTCCTATGTACCAAGTTCCACTCAAGCTAGGTTTATAAATACCTATAACTCTTTAGCTGGTTACCCTTCACCTTATCACACTAGGTTAGAGCAAAGTTCAACTAGGTCTACTGTGGCCTCTTCGTTCTCTTCTACTCTTCCTGATCTTGGACATTACCCAAACCCTTACTTGGACATTACCGTCAGTAATGCTTGGAATGTTTTAGGAGGATTCGCTCCACCTTCAGGGGAAGCTCAAAACTATATATTATGTAGACCTGATGGCACCCATATCACTAGTGGCATTCTTAGCGGCGTATTTAATGAATATAAATTAGCTGATAAGGAGGGGCATGTGAGGATTAGCCCAGTCAGTGGTCTCGCTAGATCCGACATTAACAAGATCCTTTTTAAGGATGGACCTGTTATATTTAGCTCTACTGCCGATCACATACTTCCTATATCTAGCACTGCAATAGCGGTAGTGCCTCAGATGGGAGATGCGGTGACATTGTCTATGTTTGGAGGAGTGAGTCATTTAGGTGTCTACTGCTTTGATATGAAGGCCATGCTTGCCGCTGGCGTGCAACCTCCTTATTCCTGGAATGCCATAAACAATGTTCGTGTTGGGAACGAACTAAATAATAACAGAAAATATAAGCTAGTCTCTAAAGTTACTTTTTGGGACAATCTTATGATTTTATCAGATAAAGGGTTCACGAGTGACCCAAAACATATGGGTGGTCTTGAAGAAGGCTATAATATGGGATCATTAAGCAATGGAGGGCCAACCTTCATATTAAAATTCAACTTCTTGTAAAATGTATAAATCTTTTGTAGATCAGGTCAATATGCAAGGTCATCTTACCATTCATAAAATTGCAAATGGTGAGGAAGAGCTAGTGTATGACGAGGATAACGTCATAACCTCTGGTTTCGGATTTAACCTTTCTCAATTGTATAGTCGTGCTGGGTCTATTGATATTCTGGATTATCAGATTGATAGATTTCAATTAGGTGTGAGCGGTAACGTCTCTAGACAGGTTAGTGGCACCTTTGAACTTGGTGACCCCTTATCCTCAGTTGGGGAGTATACTACTAATGGGGACAGCAACCTACACGCCTTCCAGGAAAAGATATATAAGAATAAACTGTCCACTGCTCCTGATGCAATTTTTTGTAAAATACCTTATTCAAAGGTCACTAGGATTGGTGAGAGGTCAGTTAGGTATACAATATTTATTGACGAAGATTCTTGTAACGACTTAGAGCGACAGCAAGAGCCTGATCAAGGAACCTCCTTAAATGAGATTGCCTTATTCACCAGGAATCCTACTGGGAATGAGGATTATGAGATATCGCCAATGGCTGCTTATCGATACTTTAGTGATATTAGAAAAACTGCTGACTTTGGGTTGGTGTTTAGATGGACAATAACTTTCGGATAATATGTTAAACCCAAGCGACGTTTATGTTCAAGGCGGAACAACTGATCTTCTAGCTTGCTGGACTGATAAAGTCACCAAGTATGATGCTAGTTCATTTTACAACTGGGAGATGGATAACCTTCCCCTCCATGATTTAGACGAGCGAACCCATCTTTTGTGGGAACGCGCTGGGCACCCTACGTCTGCTATAACTGGGATGTCCTACATGGTCTCAGCAGAAGTTACCGAAGGTTGTAATCCGACACACTTTGCTACACTAAGTTCGTGCATGGCCGCGTTGCCAGATGTTATTAACTACCCTATACTTGTTGAAGTTGTTAGTTTTGGAGATCTTGGTACATTAGAAATCCCAGCTAAAACATTCGGACCCAGGGGTGCTCTTGAAATTGTAAATAGGAACTCATCTTTTGCTGCGCCTATCGGTTTAAGTGGTTCTCCTATGTCGATGCAACTTCTTAACAATAAGCATGTCGGACTTGATGCCCCAAACTACGGCCTAGCTTCTGGAGTTCGTCCCTGTGGTGAGGCACAGAAGGAGATAGAGGATAACGACGTTAGTGGCCCATCTCTTTCGCTTGACCTAATGAGGTCAACCACATTCATAAATAAAGGAGCGGATGGGGATGGTGGTTATTCTGTAGCTTCTTCGGTTGGCAAACCATGGTCTGACGAAAGGTTCCATTACGATTATAATGGTCGTTATGTTTTCACTCGAAGGGTTTATGCTGACGGTGACAATAGAATGGCTGCTGCCTTAAATAGTACAAAAGCTCCGTGGAACTCGAATACAACTGACTTTAAGACCGTTAGTTCTTTTGAGTTTGATACGTTTGATGGGACTTTTGCAAAAAGAACCACTAACGATCCGACGATGGATACCTTTGACGTTAGTACCTTTAATTACCTGACCAACACAGAGATGTCCTGGGGCAATCATTTCTCGGGAACGGACGCTGGCGTAGTAACTCAGCCAAAGAGTCAAAGTGCGGCTGCTTTTGCATACTGCAATAACTTAAGACAAATTAAAATACATGATTGTAACGGACCAATCTTTATAAGAAACTTCACGGTTGATTGCAAGCATACCCTTGATAAGGGCATCGATATCAAGAACTCTAGTGTAGTTCTAGAAAGATGTTCTGTATCAAGAGCGAACTTGGCGGGTCTCCATGTGGAAAATTCAAACGTTTCTCTTGTTCGAGGATTCGTAGCTTATCGAAATTATAAACTAATTACTCATGCCGGAGGTTCCCATAGAGTTGGAATACCTTTTGCTGAGAAGAGAGTAAATTACTACACCGCTAGCTCCTACGGAGCAGGCATCTATGCTACTAACTCAACAGTAAACGTTAGCTCTACTTATGCAAGAGATGTCCACAGGTATTCCACTGCCGCAGCGAGATCAGCTTACCCAGATTATACTGGGGATACCCCATGCCCGTCGATGCAGGCTCTGTACTGTTTATCTCGTAATGACATTGGTATTCACGCGGTAAACTCTCAGATTATTGGAGGAAGGACAGAACTAGCCGGAAGCTCTACCCCATCGTGGTTAGATGCTACTCAAGTATTTTCTGAATTGAATACAGAAACGGGTATTAAGTTAGAGAATAGTAAATTTGAAAATAGCGGTAGAGTCCTCCTTTACGGAAACTACAAAGGTCTAGAAGCTACTAACTCAACAATTCGTACAGATGTTCTCAAGTGTGCTCATAACCAAGCTGAGGGTATTGATCTCAACAAATCCACTCTAGTATATGGTAAAGATCTTTATACTAACTTTACTCGCTCGGCCCCCACTAGTAACCAGTTTGGTAACGATTACAGAATGGACCAAGTTGGTTTAGTAAACAATGGAACTCACTTAAAAGCAGTCAACTCAGTTGTATCTCCTCTTGACGTAGTAACGAGTTCGATACCTACTTACTATAATCAGTTCTTTACTTCTGGGGCTTTTGGCACAACCCTTGCCGGTAGTCCAGGATTTTCTTTGAAGGGGGTATTACCTTCAATGAACATTTCTAAAAATTCTGATGTTGAACTTATTCACTTTGTAGGAAACCGTAGGACGGACTTTGCGACGGGGAACTCAGATGACAGGGCTGTTTATGGTAGTGTAATCAGAGTTGATAAGAACTCTTCGGTTGTTACTAGAAGTTCTGATACTTTTGCTACAATCATAGCAGGCCCTAAGGGAAGAGATAATCACATTTTACATGCTGGTGTTTACTGTAACGATAATTCTTTAGTGTCGTTCCAAGGACCAACGGTTATTGCCTCTCTTGGCGTAGACGTTCTCGCAGACAATAACTCAAAGATGGAGTTTACTCCTCACCGGAATAGTGATGGTGAACTTCTTGTAAGTTCTTATAACTTAGATAGTGTCTACAACCACACAGCGGTTGAGCTTCACTCCACTAGGGCTTGCTTAGTAGCTAATAATAACTCCGAGATCAATATGCAAGATCTTGGGGACTACAAGACTAACTTTGCTAATAAGTGGAATGGTCATGGTCGCCCCCTAACAGTCTTAGACAAGTTTGATTATCTAAACAATAAAGACCAAATATCTAATGATGCTGAATATAGAAATTGTGTAAGTGGAGGATACGTTCAATTTTATCCAAATGCTTACGTTGATAACGGGGATATCTTTGACACAGAAGGTAGAGACCTCGGTGATGGAGGTGGTGCTGGAGACAAGTGGGTTACTTTGTTTGATAAAAACAATTTCACGAAGTATGGCTCTCTACTCACCAGTGGACTATACAACTGGTATATCAAACAATTAACTGCTACTGACACACCCGGTGTCGAGGGCATCGCAAAAGTCTCCTCTGGAGGCATGTGTGTTAGAGCACTTAAAGGCAGTAAGGTAAACGTGACAAATGTTCACTTCCCTGCCGGATGGCAAAATACCTCAGGTTTCCTATATAACTTAAGTGGTTCCACTCCTTTCTGTACTCAGCTAAGAATGTGGAATATTGCTGATGATTCTGTACTAAACGCTAGCTATACTTCTGTCAGTGGTGTGCATCCTTTCGACACTATCTATCATGGTACTTCCGGCGATTGGGGGGTTTCTTCCGCACCAAGTTGTACACCAGGGACCAGTAGTCTTTCTGTGTTAGACTTCTATGGGGCGGGAAACAACAATACTGCGGGTGGTGGAGATGCAACCGCTAAACAAAATCCTTATGGGTTTGCAACCTTCCAGAATAGAGGGCCATTTAGATTATACTTCTCTACCGACCCTGCTGCTAATTGGTTACAAGCGACAAAGTATGACACAGCCGGAGCGGGTACCCCAAATGATAACCCAGACCCCTCCACGAATGGAATGGCCCGTCAGTTATTTTCTCAAGGTTATCAATTATCGGCTCCAGCCATCGCTCATAATACTGCTAACTTTGATGCTAGTACTGAATATCGATCTTTACTGAGACCTGGGAATCCTTGTCTGGGTGACAAGCCCGAACACGGTACTGACGGTGTTCATGCATCGGGCTATTATTATGCAAACGAAATGGTAGTTAATCCTAACACAATTAAAGCATATCTTGACGAGTCAGCTTCCAACTTGTTCGCTAATGCAAAACACAACTCTGTGGGTTGGTCCAACTTAGCCAAGGTGGTAAACATTTACTTCCCTTACACAGATTATCCGTTAGGCGGGGACTCTAACCCTAACGAGACTGGGGCAGGA